CATCCGTCCATCCGGATCCTCCACGCCGTTCTGTTGGAGGGTGGATCGGTTCTGAACAGCCATGCGCGCCGCAGCGTCTGCCGAAGCTTCAAGATTGTACGGATCCGACAGACCCATTTGTTTAGCCGTTCCCGGCATGAACTGAAAATGGCCTGCGGCTCCACTCTTCTCATTGTAAAGCTTCTTACCCCCGTTGCTTTCAATTTGGTACAGACGTGAGAGATACCCGCCGGGAAGACGGTACTTGGATTCCAAACCGGAGAAGAGTTCCTGTGTAGACGCCATCACACCCTCTTAGCCTTTTCCGCACGGGCCAAGGACACATTAGCACGAAGTTGCTGGATGTCCTCCAAGGACTTCCTCTTCTGCTCGTCCTCGGCCTGCCGCTGTTCAAGTTTCCGCTCATCAAGATCTATGCGCAAAGCGGCTTCCTCGGCCTTAAGTTTCACAGCCTGCTCACGGATATCGAGATCCCGTTGCTGCAAGGAGATCAAAGGGTCTTCCTTGGCGTCGGGGGACAGTTGCTGCAAGATCTGAGCAATCATCTGGGCCTCGATACCCGCCGCAACCTTCTGCATCAAGGGCATGGGGGGAGGAGGCGGGGCCATCTGCATGGGAGCGCCGGTCCGTGGATCGAGGACCGCAGGCATCGACTGTTGGGCCTGCTGTGCTTGCTCCATGGCCTGTTGCATCGCCATGTGGGTGATGTGCTGGAACACGTGGCCAAGCAGGATGCCGTAGATGGCGGGGGAGGTTTGGATCAGGTTTGTCTTGATGAAGGCGATATGAGACGAGATGTGTGCCATGTGGTCCTGATCCGGGAACGCCATCAGTTGAGGCGCGCCTGATGGGACAAGCATCGACCTAGCGTTCTCCATGGCCGGACCATCCGGCTGCGGCGGCTGAGGGGGAGGGAATTGGGTCTGCCCCGGGCCAGATCGACCAAACCGGGTACGACTACTGGCTTAACAAGCTAAACTCCGGTCAGGAAACGGCCGATACGATAGGGTCCTCGTTCAACACGGGGATCCAGAACTACCTGTCGTCTAACCCAAACGACCCCACGTCGAAGTATGTCAAGGACTACCTTGCGAGTAAGTCTGTTACTGGCGGCGTAACTGGCGGCGTAACTGGCGGCGTAACTGGCGGCGTTACTGGCGGCGTAACTGGCGGCGTAACAGACAAGGTATCGACTACCATAGGCACCTCTCCCGACAACAACGCCCTATATAAGTCCATGGTAGACAGGGTCTATTCTTCGATTGGGAGAACGGGATCCGCCGTGGACCAAGAGGGCTATAACTCTTGGCTGGGTAAACTCCAGAGAGGTGAGTTGACGCCGGAACAGTTCAATAAGGCGTTCTACGCAGATGTTAACAAGTACATCTCTCAGAACCCTAACGACCCCGTCTCGAAGACGGTCCTCTCGCAGTACGACAAGCTCATCCAAGATTCGTACAAGATGTTTGGCCGCACTAAGGGGATTGGTGACGCGGCGGATCAGATTGACCAAGTGGGTTACGACTACTGGATGAACAAGCTTAGGAGCGGAGAGATCACCCCGGACGTGTTCAGCGACGTGTTTTCGCAGGAAGGAAAGAAGTTCATTACTGAGAATAAGGGGGAGAACTCCGACACGTGGTCAAAAGCCAAGACCGAGTATGACAAGACCAACTACGACCCAAGGAACTTTGACCCGGGGCGTTACCAACCGGGGTCAAAGGTTATTCCTAGCACCGGGGAAAAGGTCCCCTATAGGGACTTCGTCGTCGCAAAACCGACGGTTGATTACTCGAAGGTAAAGTACCCCACTTCAGGTGGCATCGCTGACGCTTTCAAAAAGAAGGTCGAAGATGCTAAACAACCCGAGAAGAAGTAAGGAGAACCCCATGAGCCGCGCCCAGACCAAGACCCCTTCCGTGATCACGTCCCTTGAAATCGAGGGCCAAGGTTCTATTCCCTATGCCGTCGAGCAGCCTTGCCCTATTCCTGCGGCTCCGAAGAAGGGGTTCACCAGCTCAGGTCAACGCGCTGGAGAAATGACTGCTCGCGGCTTCGGCCTCCAAATGCGCGCCACAAAGTTCGTCCTCCGCTAATTGGCGGGGGGCATCTTTGCCGGGGGAAACACCGTGTCAGATCTTTACTTTGTTGACAGACTGCTTAAGGTAGTCCGTGAGCGGCGAACAGTTGTTGCTGAAGCGATTACAGAAGGCTCGGTTCAGGACTTCGCTGCTTTCCGTCACCTAAGGGGCAAACTTGAGGTTTGGTCCGAAGTTGAACGCGAAATCCGCCTTCTGCTAAGACAGGAAGCACTCGCAAATGACGAGCCTGATACTACCTGAACATTTAGCGGCCTCGAAGGCCCCCGCCCCCGTTGAAGCCCCTCCCACAGTCCTTAACGATGCGTACGTAAGGGCAGAGGACCGGGTGCTGGACCCCACGAAGATCCCTGACTCTGTCCTTGAACGCCTTCCCCAACCAACAGGGTGGCGTATCTTGATCCTCCCCTACCGTGGGAAGAACAAGATTGGGAGCGTGTATGTCCCTGAGGAGTACGTTGCCGCCCAAAGCCTAGCCACTGTGGTGGCCTATGTTCTCGTTGTTGGTCCAGATGCCTACGCCGACAAGAGCAAATACCCCAACGGTCCGTGGTGCAAGAAAGGTGATTGGGTCACCATCGGGCGCTACGCCGGGGCTCGTTTCCGTATTGATGGCGGGGAAGTCCGCATTATCAATGAGGACGAGGTGATCGCAACCATCGCGGATCCCGACGACATCAGGCATGTCTGATACCGCGCACCAAGGAGAAACCCATGGCTGAAGAGAAGGACGACGACCATATTGAGGTCGAGATCGAGGACACCGAAGGTTCCGAAGTCAAAGCGGAAATATCCGTAACCCCTGCCGAAAAGCAGGAGGCCTCGCCAAAGGAAGACGTAGAAGTTCAATCTGAAAGCGTCAAACGCCGGATTGACAAGCTTACGTACCGTCTTCGAGAGGCTGAGAGGCGTGAGCAAGCGGCTATTGACTATGCTCGTGGGCTGCGAGGGGAGGTGGATACCCACAAATCCCGGGCAGAAATCCTTGATAAGACCCTTGTGCAGGAGTTCGATAACCGACTGAAGGCACAGGAAGTTCTCGCAAGAGAGAAGCTCAAGCAGTCAATCGACATGAACGACGTCGATGGGCAGATCAACGCCCAGCACATGCTTGCAAATTTAGCTGTGGAAAACGACCGTCTTCGTTCTCAAAAGATGCGCCGTCAGCACGAAGAGAGCCGACCACAGGTTGTTGAACCCCAGTATATCCCCCCAGCCCCCGAGAATAGGCCGGATCCAAAGGCCGAAGATTGGGCTGAACGGAACTCTTGGTTTGGAACCGACGAGATAATGACCCAAGCGGCGATGCATCTGCATAGAAAGCTTGTCGAGTCGGAGGGGTACGACCCTAGAAGCGATGACTACTACGTTGAATTGGACAAGCGCGTGAAAAACGAGTTTCCCCATAAATTTCAACAGGGTAGGCAAGTTTCCTCACCGGTTGCTTCAGCGCGTGGAAACCAACGCACCGACGGCAAGAGGCAAGTAAAACTCACCCCGTCCGAGGTCTCTATTGCAAAGAGGCTGGGAGTTAGTTTAGAAGAGTATGCAAGGCATGCTCAAAAGCTTAACGGTTAAGGAACATTCTTATGGACCGCACCCCACGCGCTGAGACTGCCCGCGCCAAGACTGCTCGTGTACAGGCTTGGAAGCCCCCGTCCTCTTTGGACGCACCGCCCCCTCCAGAGGGGTACACGCACCGTTGGATTCGTGTTGAGACTAACGGGATTGATGATCGGAAGAACTTCTCCGCTCGCCTACGCGAAGGCTTTGAACCAGTTCGCGCCGAGGAATACCCAGACTTTACGGCCCCCACTATTCAGGATGGCGTCCATGCGGGCGTGATGGGGGTAGGTGGCCTGATTCTGGCGAGGTTTCCTTTAGAGACGGCAGCACAACGGAACGCATATTATCGTCGCCAATCTGCGGATCAGCTTGCGGCGGTAGACAACGATCTCCTGCGTGAAAACCACCCGTCTATGCCTATCATCAAACCTGAACGTCAAACCCGGGTTACTTTTGGCGGCAACCGTTCCTCCGAGTAACTCCCTTCAACAAGGATCTGAGCGATGCCTAACATCAATGCTAGTTTCGGGCTACGCCCGTACCGCATGCTCGGAAGCGGCGCGAACACCAATGGCGACATTGTGTTCAACATTCAGACTGCGGCTACTGCCGGTTCTTCCAGCGTGATCTATCAGGGCTCCCCTGTTATCCCGCTGGCTAACGGCATGATCGATATCGTTGGCGCTGCTGCTGGCGGTACGGTCCCCATTCTGGGCGCGTTTCTCGGCTGTAACTATATCGACCTGACGGGCAAGCCCCGCTGGTCTCCCTACTACCCCGGCACTGCCGCCATTTATGCGAACTCCGTCGCTACTGGCATTGTGTCGGCCAACCCTGATCAGACCTTCCTGATCAACTGCGATGCTGCGGCTGCGGACGCCCTTGTCCACACCAATGCGAACTTCGCTACCGCCACCAGCGGCAGCACCACCTCGGGCTTGTCTTCCGCCAAGCTCGCCGTCTCGACGGCTAACACGACCAACACGCTGAACCTCCGTATTCTTGGATTCGAGGACACTCCTTCCAATTCGGATGCTGCTGCTGCCGGTCGTCTGGCTATCGTCCTCCTCAACAACCACTTCTACCGTTACAATGCTAACGGTACTGGTGCGGGCATCTAAGGGAGTTTGAACAATGGCTATCACTCGTTCACAACTCCTTAAGGAACTGGAGCCGGGTCTCAACGCCCTCTTCGGTATGGAGTACGACCGCTACGACAACGAGCATGCCGAGATCTTCGACACTGAGTCTTCGGACCGCGCGTTCGAGGAAGAGGTCATGCTGTCTGGCTTCGGTCAGGCCCCTGTGAAGGGCGAAGGCGCGGCAATCGCGTACGATACGGCTGGTGAAGCTTTCACTGCCCGCTATACGCACGAGACCATCGCTCTGGCGTTTGCGATCACTGAGGAAGCCGTGGAGGACAACCTCTACGACAAACTCAGCTCTCGCTACACCCGCGCTCTGGCGCGTTCGATGTCCAACACCAAACAGGTGAAGGGCGCTTCTGTTCTCAACAACGCCTTCTCGTCCAGCTATGTGGGCGGCGACGGCGTGTCCCTTGTGAACAGCGCGCACCCCACCACTGGTGGCGGCAACTGGTCGAACACGCTGGCGACTGCGGCTGACCTCAACGAAACCTCGTTGGAGCAGGCGCTGATCGACATCGCGGCGTTCATCGATGAGCGTGGCCTGAAGATCGCTCTTCGCGGCATGAAGCTGATCCTGCCTCCGGCGCTTCAGTTCACCGCCGAGCGTATCCTCAAGTCCGAGCAGCGCGTCTCCACCTCCGACAACGACATCAATGCGTTGAAGTCGGGTGGGTACATGCCGCAGGGCTTCACCATCAACCACTTCCTGACGGACCCCGATGCTTGGTTCGTCAAGACGGACGCCCCCAACGGCATGAAGCACTTCGTGCGTTCGCCCCTCAAGACCGCCATGGAAGGCGACTTTGAGACCGGCAACGCCCGTTATAAGGCTCGTGAGCGTTACAGCTTCGGCTGGTCGGATCCCCGTGCAATGTACGGTTCGCCCGGCGCGTAAGGCGTACAGCGTTATGCTTACTAAGGGGGGTTGGCCTTGTGCCGCCCCCCTTTTTATTGTAGCGTTAGATAGTCCCTGACTGCCCCACGGCAGACAACCCACGACAGGAGATCATCATGGGAACCTCTACATTTTCCGGCCCTATCAAGGCTGGTCCGATCAAGTTCACCACCGGCACCACGCTTGGTCAGGACGTCGCCAATACCGGCAACGTCGTTCTCATGCAGTCTGAGGCTGTCACGCAGGCCACGAACGGTGGTTCGGCTGGCGTGTACACCTCCAATATCGTGATCCCCGCTGGCAGCACCATCACCAGCATCCAGCTCTTCGTCACGACCGTTTGGAGCGGCGCGGCCACCACCCTTGGCGTTGGAACCTCTGCTTCGGCGACGGCCTTCACGGCGGCTGGCGCGGTTGCTGGCGGCACGCTCGGCATCATCGCAGCTACGGCTGGCGCTGACGCAACCCGCGTTGGTAACTGGGTAAACGTCGGTACGACAGACGTTCGTATCGTTGTGACCTCGACGAACACCGGCGGTGGCGCAGGAACGCTCGTCGTTAACTACATCCAGCACGGCACGTACCTCCCATAATGTGATTTAGGGGGCGGTTAACGCCGCCCCTTTTCACTCCCTTAGAAGGAAAATCACATGACTACTCGCCCACCCGCATCTATTACCCGCCTTGGGTGCACGGAACCTTGGGAACTTCAAGTTGCTCGCGGCCAAATTCCTTGGCACTCCGTAGTTAATATTTTTGGTAACACAACTGCTCTCGGCAGCAGTGCATACGGCCC